GATCAATAGATTCCAAAACCAAGATTCATTCCACAGATGGATTAATGAAAACAATGCAGCATTTGGAACAAGACCATCCGTACTTGGCAAACGTAAACGGACATAAATTTACCAACGCGTTACACAAATTTGAAATTTTGCACGCGGACTCGATCTTTTCATCAAACGAATGCATTCCACAAATACGGCCACGATGGACGCTCCTGCCAATCTGACAAAGCCAACAGATTCCAAAGACAGTGTTCCGGTGACTCATTGGTCCATTACGTTCAATAACCCTGTTGATGGTGTTCATTACACGGCGCGTGCCCCTGCCGAGGCGCGTGCCCAGGACCGTGATGCCGAACTCTATGCACACGCAGCAGAATCGGACTCAGACGCCTCCTCCGTGGATGAGGACATCCCACCTGCAGTGGACAACACCTTCGAGATCCTCCTTGTTCTCCCTTCTGCAGAAGAACAGGCGGCGGGCAAGCTGACGAAGTCCGCCGTCGAGGTCAGCTGGTTTATCGGCCAACTCGAACGCGGCGAAAACGGGACGCCTCACATTCAAATGCACGTCAACTTCAAAAGGCCAGTTATATTCTCTGTAGTCAAGAAACTCCTCGACAACTCTTCCTGGAAGGGAGCACATCTAGAAAAGGTCCATTCCATCAAGGACCACATGCTCTACGTCGTAAAAGACGACACTAGAGTGCTCGGTCCTTACCGCTCACCAGGTGCGCCTGCAAAGGGAGCAGTCGTCGAGCGTTCGCGTACGGATGTCCTCGCCTTCAAAACGGCGCTCGATGCAACCATCGGAAATCCAATGGGCATAAAAAAGGTCTGGGGAGACCACTTCGGATTAATGCTTCGGAATTTCAAGGGAGCACAAATGTACGTCCAGGTCCACAACAAACCAATCGCACGCCCAGACCATGAGGTCGTCGTACTCTACGGAGAACCTGGCACAGGCAAATCCACCTTAGCTGTCAAGCTCTGCAAGGATCTTCTCGAAGGTGAGGACCCATTCTTTAAGGGTACGGGTAAGTGGTTCGATAACTACTCCTCTCAGCTCGGGATGATCTGGGACGACTTCGATTGCAGCGGAGAGAGAGTCCAAGCAATCAAGAATATCCTCGACAAGACACCCTGCACCGTCGAGATCAAGGGCGGAACCCTCGCTCTCTGCACTACCCTCACCATCATCACCACAAACACGCATCCGCTTCGCTGGGGGGCTTCCAGAGACAAGCCTGTTTCCAGGGTGGACCGCGAGGCCATTATTCGCAGGTGCCACTTTTTTGCCATGGACTGGGAGACTGCTACTGGTGACGATGGGTACGCTCCTTTCGGAACTCTTAACGAGGCCGGTCGTGCGCTGGAAACGCTTATCCATTCCGAGCTGCGCAAAACAAAGGACAAAATCGTCAGCGATTACCGTGGAATGGCAGGCGCGAAGCGCATGCAGGATACCACATCCGAAGAAATGGTCATGTTACCCGACAACAGGGGTAACGACGCCATTTACCCCAGGCAAGGCCTGGTGACCCCAGCTCCTACGCGTCATCAGAATGCGACTCCTATTATCGCCGCACTAATGCGCATGCGCAACAATCGCCCTGCTGCATCCTCAGACGACGACATGGCTCAAGAACCCGCAGCTCAACGCAGACGGGTAGACTCACCTGTGAGAGATAATGCTCCCCAGGGTGGGGCACCCATTGCTCCCGAAGGATCGGTAAGCAATCCAATCATGCTCTAATTTTAGCAATTTTTCGCACAATTTTCTCACAATTGAACAGATACAAATATAACAGCAGAGTATTTATAACGCGCAAATACTCCGCTCACCTCAAAACGCGATATATATAAGGACTTCGGCCTTAGATCGGGGACCTAAGACCTCAGTCCAGTGGGGGGTAATACTATAGCCCCCACTAACGGTCCCAACGGACACTCCCGATCCAACGGACACTCCCGATCTTATATATCAAACGCGTTACACATTTTAAAAGATCGCTAAATTCGCGGACCGAGATCGGAAGAATTCCGAAATCCAACGCGTTACACATTTTAAAAGATCGCTAAATTCGCGGACCAAGATCGGAAGAATTCCGAAGACAAATGCCAAAGGTAAAATCCGAGACCGTAGGTGGTAAAAGACCCTACAGTCACATATCTAGAGAAATAGATTACGAAGACATATTCAATTCGGCACCACCGCCTCTCGAACGTAACCCAATGTCTATCGATGTCGCTACTCTTGCTGCGGCGCTTCGTGGCAACACACGGCCCAAAAGTTATTCGGTGCGTATTCCTATTGGCAGTAAATATGACGCGGCGCTTCGCCCTATGTATGGAAACAAGGGCAATCTCTCCTGGGAAGAAGCCCAGAACCGCTCAGCAACCCGTTACAGAGGAGCAGGACGTTACTCCAGGTATCCTGGCGGAATCCGCAGACGTGGACTCCGCTCAAGTGGTCTGCGCCTCATGCCCCGTCGCTCTAGACGCTATGGAGGACGTGGAGGATATTGGATGCAGAAATTATTCGGTGCGCGCCCGGGCGGTTTCTGGGACACCCTCGGAGATGGAGTTGCTGTCGCTGGCAATGTCGTCACTGGCGGTGGTCTAGGCCAGGTGCTCGGTGGTGCTGAAAAGATCCACAGAAAGATGACAGGAACAGGTATGTATATGGGTCAGGGTGCATACACCCAGTCGAACTCCCTCGTCGACTCCGGTGCAGCAGTCTCCGGTTTCAACAGCGTACCTGACGGAAACACTGTAACTGTTTCCCATAGGGAATACATCTCAGACATCTACGGTCCTGCAACAGGTAATTTCACCAATACTGTCTTCGAAATCAATCCTGGTCTTGAAAGGACTTTCCCTTGGTTGTCCCAGATTGCTTGCAACTACGATGAGTACACTCTCGGTCAATTGATGTTCACTTACAGGCCAACTGTAACTGAATTCGCTGCTGCTTCCGGTCAGCAGGGACAGGTCATCATGGCTACCCAGTACAACGCAAATGACCAGGCATTCACTGACAAACGTGTCATGATGCAGTACGACGGTGCAATGTCCTCCAAAGTGAGCTGTGAACAGATCCATGGAGTCGAGTGTGATCCCAGCAAGATTTCTGGTGACCAGGGCAAGTACGTCCGCAATAGGCCCGTCCTCGAAGACATGGACAGGAACAACTACGACCATGGCCAGTTCAATATCGCCATCGCAGATATTCCGTCAACATATGCCAACCAGTCAATTGGTGAACTGTGGGTCTCCTATACCGTCGAGCTCCGCAAGCCCAAATTCTATGCCAACAAGGGTCTGGCAATCTCCAAGGATATCTTCGTTGCAAACCAGCAGAATGGAGTGAAGCAAAGTTACCTATTCGGAGACGAAGGACAGCCTTCCGACTACCGCATCTACGGACAGCAGAACGTCATCCAGTCTGCTCTCCTTCTCAACAACCTCAGCAACCCCGATGTGGTACCTGGCCTATCGCCTCAAATCTCCGTCGGTAGCAACGGAGTCACCGATGAGGCAGTAAACGGAGGAATGCCATATGCATTCAAAGTAGTCATCCCAGCGTACTGGGCCGGATCCCTCGATGTAGACCTCAACGTCTTGACTGACAATGTACCACAGAATCAGCTCCCTGTCATTTACAGGTGCTACACAAGCGGCAACATCACGCCCATCAGGGATATTGTTGCCGCCAACATGAGCGGAGGCAGTACACAGACTGGATTCACATTTGGTATCTCCGCAGTCGGAAGCACCGTCAACTCCCAATTCGGAACTAACGGAACAATCACTCTCTACCAGAAGTGGCACATCAGAGTACAGGAAGCTTCTGGCGGTATCGACAATACGCTCTATTTCGTCATCCAGACTCCCGATGCAATCTCCATTGACACTAAGGTGTGCACTACCATGTTGACACTCACCGAGTACAACACTGGATTCAACTACAAGGTCGACGGGAACAACGACGACCTCATGTTGGTCGACAAAAACGGTAAGACCGTTTCTCCATTCTAAGATCGGATCGCAACGATCGACCACACAAAGGGTTTCCTTCAAAACAAAGGTTTTCACCCCTGGTGTACAATATTGTACAGTGCGCTGTTTTAAACGATTGATATTTAACCCATACAATGACTCCTGAGCAAATGCAAGCAATCTGGGACACAGAATGGGGTCCTCTCCTACCGGTCCCGGACAGACGACCTTTATACGTCCCTCAGCCGTACACAAACCACAGATTACAATTCAATGGATGGGATACGCCATGCCCGCACCCAGATCTAGAGAAAGCCATCATCGAACGAAGCTTATCCGACTGGGGACGAAAATTAGCAAATGCGTCAACCATCAACCAAACATACTACTACAGGGCACGTATGCGATACTTCGCAGAATGGAACATGGATTGGATCAATAGATTCCAAAACCAAGATTCATTCCACAGATGGATTAATGAAAACAATGCAGCATTTGGAACAAGACCATCCGTACTTGGCAAACGTAAACGGACATAAATTTACCAACGCGTT